CGGAAATGCAACCGCCAAATCAATTACTAACGGCATTGACCTTTCTGGCGAAGGTGGGTTGGTTTGGACTAAAGAAAGAGATGATGTTACACATGGTATTAAACTATATGACTGTTATCCTTCATCTATTGGGGCACCAGCATTATCATATGAAAATAATAATATTATAGAATTTACTGTTACATTTAAATATAGATATTGGCAAAACTATTTTATTACTAAAACTGCTGATGTAGCATTAGGCGATGGCGGATTTGATAAGACAATTGCAAGTGAACCAGGAAGATTAAAAGCAGGTGGTGGTTTAATAGGTGGACTACTCAGTATATTACCACCTGAATTGAGAAGAGCAGGACAAGGACTTTTAGGAGATTTAAAACGAAGAATACCTATAGGAGATTTAACAGGCGGAAGAGTGTTTCCACCATTTTTTTAATAAATAAGTGAGGATATTATGGCATTACCAAAGATAGAAGTACCAACATATGAATTGACTTTACCTTCAAGAGATGAGAGAATAGGGTTTAGACCATTTACGGTAAAAGAAGAAAAGATATTGATGATAGCAGGCGAATCAGAAAATCAAGATGAGATTTATAATGCTATTGTAAAGATTATTGACGCTTGCACATTTAATAAAATAGAGAGTATAAAATTACCTTTATTTGATATAGAATATATTTTTTTACAAATAAGAAGTAAGTCTGTAGGTGAGATTGCAAAATTTAGAGTAGTATGTCCTGATGACATGGAGACATATGCAGATGTAGAGGTAGATATTAGTAAAGTAGATGTACAGGTAGATGATAATCATACGAATAAAATTATATTAGATGAATCAAGAAACTTAGGTGTTGTTTTTACATATCCTACAATGGGTGTAACTAAGGTTGCAAAAAATATAGCAAACGCTAAAACACAGGATGTATTTGAAATAATATATTCATGCGTTGACCATATATTTGAGGGAGAAAAGATATATCCAGGAAAAGATACAAGCAGAGATGAGATGGTAGAGTTTTTTGATAGTATAAGTCAAGAAAATTTAGTAGATATTAGAAAGTTTTTTGATTCAATGCCACAATTAAAACACACTATGGAGGTTGAGAATCCTAAAACAAAAGTCAAAAATACTATAACCTTTAGAGGGTTAAATGATTTTTTTCCATATGCCTCTCCCACAACAACCTAGAGGCATACTATGAAACGAATTTTTCACTTATGCAACATCATAAATATAGTTTGACAGAGATTGAAAATATGATACCATGGGAACGAGATATATATGTTGATATGTTAATCACATATATTAAAGAAGAAAACGAGAAAAGAAGGCGAGAACAGGAGAAGATGAAAAGATGATACCAATGGAACTTATAAGTATGGGTGCCTCAACAATCCTAGGTGGTATATTATCCATCATGGCACAAAAGGGTAAAGATGAGGCAGAAAAACAAAAAATGATGATGGTCAGAGCAGGTTTTCAAGCAGAACAGTTTGATAAAGCAAGAGCAGTAGCAGACCCATTTACAAAAAATACAAGGCGATGGATAGCGTTAATGTGTGTATTTGCAATTTTAGTATTACCTAAATTTGTATTTTTAATATCACCTGATACACCTATCTATGTAGGTTATACAGAATCAACATCAGTAGGGTGGTGGATATTTGCAAGTAGCGCCGAGATGACTACATGGAAACCATTAAGTGGTTTAGTTATAACACCACTTGATACACATGTTGTATCCTCAATAATCGGGTTATATTTTGGAGGCAGTTTGGTCCGTAGATAAAAATGGCACATGTAGAACTACCACAAGAAGAATTAGACCCACTTATTCAGTCTTTTAAAAGGATATTTGACCCTTTAATTAGTGCTGTACCAGCATTATCACTTATTCCAGAAGAACTTAAAAGAATAGGTGATAAACTGGAACAAGATATGATGAGTGGTGTACCTGAAAGAATGGAAAAGGTGGCAGAGAAGTTTAGTATGAACTTTGGTGCTAAAATGTTAGCAATATATGATAAAACCTCTTTTAAAGCACAAAAATTTCAAGAGGGAATGGAACAAGCAAAAAAGAGGGACGCAGAGGCAAGAGAAAAAAAACTAATGACTTTACGAGAAAGAGGACTTGCTGTTGAAATGAAGAATAACAAGGTTCAATTCATATCAGAAAAAGACTTACAGAAAAAACAAGCAGAAAATTTAAAGACACAAAAGTTAATAATTACTAAAGAGAAAGAAATACAAAAACTCATAGAAAAAAATGAAAAGGGTTCAGAGCAAGAAATTGCTAATAAACTAGATGAACTTGTAAATTTACAAAAACAAGAAAGTGGTCAATCAGAAGTATTAGGTGATAAAAGAAAGGATGCCAAACAAGGAATAGGTGCTAAAATAAGAGGTGGTGTAGATAAGGTTGCTAGTGTTTTACCAGGACCTCTTGCAGAGGGATTTTTAGGATTTACATCTGCTATAGGTGAAGCAGGTTCACAATTGGCGTCATTTGGAAAACCTTTTATGTTATTAGGTAAGTTTGCAAACAAACAATTAGGTATAACAGATAAACTGAACAAACTAGGGTTAAAAGATTTTAAACAAAAAACTCTACAGTTTGGTTTAGATTTAAAAAAATTCGCATTAGATAAAACACAATTTGCATTAGATAAACTAATGTTTGCATTAGATAAATTAGCAATATTAACAAACCCATTTGTATTATTGGGTATTGCTATCGTTGGTCTTATAGCAACTCTAGTAGCATTTGGTCCACAAATACAACAGTTTTTTATGGATATAATAGATAGTATAGCAAGTTTCTTTACAGAAACTATACCTAACTTTTTCAAAGATTTATTTGATGACATTTATATGGCAATACCATCATTTTTAGGTGGTGCAAGTGATGAAGAAGAGGCAGAAATATTAAAAGAAAGAGGAGAAAGGGAATCAGCAATAGACCCAGATAAAAATCCTATGCAGGCATTAAACAAATCTGAATCAGCAGATGATAAACTTGCTAGGTTAAAAACTGAACAAAGTGAAATGGAAAGAGAAAAAATTGCTTCAAATATAGTTAATGTGGTGTCAGATAACACAACTCAAACATCCGTTGCAGTTAATCCTACTGTGCCTAAATCTACATCAGATGACGCTCAAGCACTTAATAATCCTATGTTGGTTTAATATTTAATTCTTTTTCAGTCATTATTTTAAATTCAAGACCATTATCAGAACAATACTCTTTCGCCGCTCGCCACTTAGATATGTTTTTAATAAATGTTAATTGCTCTTGAAGATATCTTTTAGTTTTACGAGAACGAGGTTTAGGTGGTTTACATTGAATCGCAGGCTTAATTTCAATCATGACTTTCTTACCAGAACTAGTCTTAACTAGAAAATCAGGAAAATATCTATGAACTCTTTTATCAATAGGACTAACATAGGGTACAAACATTTCTTCACTTGCCCATTCTACAATGTCTGGATTTCTATCACAATAAGACATAAACTTTCTCTCCCAAGAAGAACGATAGATAATCTTGTTAGCATTGCCAACATATTTCTTAGGATTGTTAGGTCTAAAGACACCTTTATATGGTGCTCTATAAGTTTTATTCTTTTTTGATGTACTCATATGACTATTTATCGTATAAATATAAGAGATAACAAGAGGTAAATATGTCTATACTTAAAAACATGTCTAATTTATTATTTGGGCAAACAAATACAACACAAGCAGAAACAGCACAAATGTTATCTGCTCGTATGAAAAAATCTTCTAAATTACAATTAAAAGATAGTGATATTAAACCACTTGCAGAAGACCCTATGGGGTTTAATTATCACTACTACCCACAAGAAGTAGGTCAATTAGGCGATGGTCATTATATGAAGTTTCATATATTTGAAAATGTAAAAAGCACGATAGAAACGCCTAGAGCAATACCTAAGTCAAAAATACCCTCTATAGATGATGAAGTAGGCAAACTAAAAAATAAAGTTTCAAAGGCAATAGAAAAAGAGGGTAAGAATTTATTATCAGGTGCAGTAAATAATGTACAAGGTTATTTTTTTAACAAGGACGGTTCATCATCAGACGCTGTAAAACAAGTTATAAATTCTGTGCCTAGTGCCGCTGAAGTAGCAAAAAAGGCGTCAGAGATAAATTCTAAACCTAGAGATAAATTTGAAAGCACACATAGAAGATTATCTGAATCAATAATTTTATATACTCCTCCTGAAACTAAATTTGATTATAAGGCAACATACACGGATGCTGAGACAGGCATGTTAGGTGGTCTTGCAGGTGCAGAAAACTTTACACAAATGATGAGTGCTGGTGGGGCAGGTGTTGCTAATTTATTATCAAGTGCAATGCAAATAGTATCTCCTGGTATAGGTGGTCTTTCAACTAGATTTTTTGGTAAAACAACTAACCCAAACATGGAGTTAGCATTTGAAAGTGTGCCTTTTAGAAGTTTTACATTTCCATTTGTATTCGCACCTAAAAATGAAACAGAATTACAACAAGTGCATAAAATCATAGAAACATTTAAGTTTCACATGTTACCTGAACTAACTGAGGGTGAATCATTTTTTATAACACCTTCACAGTTTGAAATAGAATACATGTATAGAAAAAATAACAATAATTATATACCAAGAGTAGCAAAATGTGTATTAGAAGGTATGACTGTAGATTATTCACCTAATGAAAAATTTACAACATTAAAACCAGATGACCAAGGTGCTTCACCACAAATGATTAATATAAATATGACATTTAAAGAAATGTTAGTGCTTACGAAGAAAACAATTGCAGGTGGTTACTAATGTATTTTGATAAATTTGGTAAAATACAATATGGGTTTGATAAAAACAATTTTAAATTTGTTACAGATATTATGAAACGAGTTAAACTTAGAGACAAAGTTTTAAATGAATTTACTCTCTATGATAAGTATGATGTTGTATCAGGTGAGACACCAGAAAATATTGCATTTAAACATTTTGGTAACTCAGATTTACATTGGGTAATATTATTAACAAATAATGTAACAGATAGATATTATGATTGGCCAATGTCAGAGCAAGAATTTGAAATATTTTTAAATGATAAGTACGATAATCCTGATGGCATACATCATTATGAGATAACACAGTCAAGTGGTAAACAAACTGGTGATGGTCCTAACGACTATACACACTTAATTGAAGTTAATAGCACAGTATCAGGTGCTTCTTCAGTATCAAACAGAGAATTTGAATCTAGACTACAAGACCAGAAACGACAAATAAAATTATTGAACCCAAAATTTTTAGAAACATTTTTAAGTGAATTTAATTCCTTAATTAGAGGATAGATTATGAGTAATCAAGCACCTAAAGCAGGTGATTTTAAATTATCAACTAGAATATTACTAGGTTCGTATCAAAGTGAAATTGGTAAGAGTGAACCTTTATCACTTGATATACGAGAACTTGTACAAGAAATACAAATCTTTGAAGGCATAAATTATAACACATTGTCAGGCACAATGGTGCTTGTGGATTCTGGTGGGTTATTAGATAGATTGCCTATAACAGGTAATGAAATATTAGAATTTACATTACACACACCTGGTTATACATTAGATGATGACGCCCCTAGAGGTTATGATTTTATAACATATCCTATGTGGGTTAGCAAAATAAGAAATATAAGTGAACCCAATCAAAATACAAAAGTTTACTCATTAGATTTTTATAGTAAAGAAAGAATAAAAAATCTACAAAGAAAAGTAAGCACAGCATTTACAGGTCCTATATTTGAAACAGTAAAAAATATATTAAGAAATCATCTTACAACTGAAAAAGATTTTTATTTTGAGACAACTTCACCTACTGTTAAGTATGTCATACCTCAAACATCACCGTTTGATACAATAAAATTTTTAGGTCAAGAGGCAATATCAGAAAAGTTTGAAAACTCTGGTTTCTTTTTTTGGGAAACATCAGATGGTTTTAATTTTAAATCTCTAGAGGCAATGATATCTAATTCTTCAGGCAAGGCAAAAGAACCAATAATGGAATATGCAAATTCACCTAAAACAGATTCAGGTCAGATGTATAATAAAAAAGATGAACAAGGTATTACAAAAGGTAATTTAGGTAAAGTTTTTGAATTTAGAATATTAAAAAGATTCGATACTCTACAAAATATTAAACAAGGTACATATGCTAGCAGATTAGTAACATATGACGCTTTTACGAAACAATTTAAAGAAATAGATTTTAGTTATCCTCATGAATATACAAAATCAAATCATATGGGGCAAGAAGAAACACCTGATTCACCATTTACAGGTATTATGCCAGTCTATAAATACGAAAAAGATAAATTATTATCAGATTTTCCTAATGGAACTAGAATGTTTACATCTTCAACTATAGGCATGCATGATAAAAAAATTACAAGAACTATACCTGTTGCTAGAAACTCATTTAACATACCTACAGGCACATTAAATGCTGATGGTACAATAACAAATCCTGATGGTACAATTGCAGGTTCAAAAACATCTACAATTCAAGCAATAGATACAGCAGATGTAGAAAATACATTACAAAAAAGTATAGCACAAAAAAATGCTTTTAATTCTTTTGTGATTGAAATAGTAGTTCCAGGTAATACTGCTGTTACAGCAGGTTCAGTTATTAGTTTTAAAACATTATCAGGAAATATAAAAGATGATAAACCTGAAACAAAGATAGACCCATTCTTGTCAGGTAATTATCTAGTAACAGAGGTTAGACATTTAGCACAACCAACACCACAAGGTATACACACAATGACCTTAACTTGTGCTAAAGATAGTGTTGGTGTAGAGTATTTACCTAATGACAAAGAGGTACTAAATAAAGACATGGAAGCAGAGGGTAAAGATTTTAATCAATTTGATATGGATGAGGCATAATAACTAATGAAAAATTTTATAGGCATGGATGGTTTTATATGGTTTCTAGGTGTAGTAGAAGATAGAAATGACCCATACCTCATAGGTAGAGTAAAAGTAAGATGTTTTGGTCATCACACAGGCGACATTATAGAATTACCTACAGAAGATTTACCTTGGGCACAAGTAATGTTACCTATCACATCAGCAGGTATATCAGGTATAGGTCAATCACCAACAGGACTTGTAGAGGGTTCACATGTATTCGGATTTTTTAGAGATGGCGAAGCGAGACAAGAACCTGTTGTAATGGGTTCACTACCAGGTTACCCTGCTAAATCATCTCTAGTAGAAAAAGGTATATTCACACAAGAACAACAGAATCAAGCAGATAGGTTAAATGGATTTGCTGACCCTAATGGTGTATATCCCAAATACACAGGCGCACCAGATACATCACAATTAGCAACTATGGTGCCATATAATCCTACAGAACATTTTAGTATTACAGCAGATGATTTAAATTTTAAAACATTTGAAAATGTAGGTACTGCTATAGTAGAACCTATGCAACTTGCAAGTGCATTTATTCAAAAAGGTTCATCATCATTATTTGGTTTTGTAGCAGATATAATTACATCACAAATCTCAAAAGCATTAGGTGGTGCAATATTAAATACAGTAGGTGGTGCATTACAAGGATTCACAACTAAGGTTGTAAACTTATCATCTGGATTAACAGGTCAAACAGTAGATATAGTAGATGGTGTTGTGGCAACAACGACAGACCTTACAGGCAATTCTACTATATTTGGAAAAGAGGCAACGAGTTTTTTTAGAGATAAATTAGATGTTACAGGTAATTTATTAGAACAAACATCTGCTAGAGTATTAGGTGATGTTAATGGTACTTTAAAAGTAGATTTATTATCGCCTGTAAGATATACTGTAGAACAACAATTAAGAGCAGGTGTAAGAGAAGTAGGTATAGACGCTGAAACAGGTTTATTTGAGTTTGCTGTAGATAGTGTAGATTCAATTCAAAAAATAGCAAAAATTCCTGCTGAAGCAGATAAAATCTTAAACTTTCAACAGGCAGAAAAAGTTTTAGCAAATCAATCTAGAGGTGTTGGTCCTGAAGATTTAGGTACAAAAGCAAGTAGTACGGATGCTTCAGAATCTCAAAACAAAATTATTAGTGAAGGTAATAAACAGGTTGCTTCAGTATCTACAGGTGGTGAGGGCGAGTTAGGTGTTGTAAGAGATAAAATTACAGACAATGCCATATCATTCGTAGAAGATGAATATCAAGATAGTATTAGTAATAAGAAAATATTTGGTGGTTCATTTGGTATACCGCAAAAATCAACAGTATCAGCATTTGGTAGAAACAAACTTATGAACAACTTTTTAGGTAGTATAGATGGTAGACCTGCTTCTTGGTCAATGCCTAAGATACCTAAACTATCAGATAGTTATCCTAAAAAACATGTATATGAAACTGAATCTGGACATATTATGATGTATGATGATACCGAAAACAACGAGAGTATACAACAAAGACACAGAAGTGGCACACAATATAACATGGCGCCAGATGGTTCATACACATTTATTTGTATGTCAGATTCAGTAACAGGTATAGGTGGTTCATCATATAATATGTTTGGAGAGGACAATATCGTAACGATTGATGGTCGTTGCAAGTTATTTATTAATAGAAAAGAACAAAGAAACAATCATTACGACATAGTGATAGGTAAAGGTGCCAATGTTAATATACAAGTAGAAAAAGGTGACATAAACATGAATGCTCTAGATGGTCGTATCAATATGAACTGTACAGAAGATTTTAATATTATATGTGGTGGCGAGTTTAATATTATATCAGAGGGCGACTTTACAGTCAATTCAGGAGATGATATCACGCTACAAGGCGACAAGATATTCTTGAACTAATGTCCGATATAATCAATATAGAAGACCTAAAAAGGTTAAAAGACTTACGAGACAAGTACGAGAAAGAACGCCAGACCATAGAATACGAAATACAACGACTACAAAGTCAATTAGATATACTAGACTATTATCTAGGTAGCGACTTAAACAACGAGTTTCATTCAAAGAAACCATTAACCTCAGAACAGATACAAAGTCTATATAAAGACTTTATGGTATCTTATAATCCTAACGACTACAAAGACTAACCTACATACGCTCTTATTTTATTCGTCCTACGAGAGAATCGAAGACGCTTACAGTACGCTCAGAGAAGACCCGCCCATGAAAGTCCCGAATGGTAACTATTCTCAGCATGCCATTCTACACAGTATAACAGCAACCTGTATATGTTAGCGACCTGAGAGCGCTTCAAGTCTCTTGTTTGCTTAGAGACCAGATGAGAGCATACTTACATTTCATACACAGAAACATGCTTTGACATGCCTGCTTTGTAGATATAATACTCTAAAGATAAAGTCAGTCTTGCGACTGCCTGTTTCAGGTATAGTCATAGCATTGGCGTATATCGTGTTTACGCACACTTACGCACCATTGCGTATACTCTTGCGACTGTTTGATTTAAATAGTTAAAAATTGCGTATACTCTAGTCTTTAAAACAAGACAAATACGGCGAAATCGGCATGCCTACGCAGAGTTTATGCGAGACGGCATAGAGACGGCATGCCACACCCGAGTACGCTTAGAGCATACACACAGAGCATACACACAGCGGACACCG